GTGTGTTAATGCAAATGTGTGTTCACCACATGCGTGATGTGCGCGGTTTCTTGATGCCGCGGCCTTCACGCTTACTGCTGTTGCAGCCAAAGTGCGCGGCACGTAGGTTCTCGCGAGCAAGCATCTCGCCACCTTTGCTCAGTGGCACGACGTGATCAACGCTCGGTGAGTAACGCGTTCGAGCTGGTGCATCAAAGTCAATAGGGTGACCACACAGGTGGCAGATCGTTTCCTCAGCAAGTACCTGGGCGGCGGCACGCTTCCAAGAAGCCGAGCGGTAGCTGATGCTCACTTGATCTTGCGTGCTAGGTCGTTAGTGAACTGAACGACAACAGCGTTGATGTCAGCGGTTACCCCTGGCAAATGACTTTGACCAGGCTTATCGAACCAGCCCTGACCATTCTGTGTCTTGGTCATGTACCAGCGATCCTTGTTACCAAACAGCGGGTGACGTATTCGCCCCTTGCTGTTGATTGCTCGAGCAAGACGGTTGATCTCAGTCTTAGGATGATCTTCAAGAATGCGCACACCAGCAGTGTTCGCACCCTTGTCAATACGAATCTTAATTCCAAAAGACATTTCCTCACGAAGACCACGGGCCTTCTTCCACTTACCAGTCTTCTTCGACTTCTTGCTGTAACGGTTGCCGCGTGAACCGCCCTGGCGTGAAGTGCTAGTAAATGTCAAATGCTTTGCGCTGTTCTTAATGTCAGTCTTAATTGGGTCAGCCGCAACCCTGATGCGTTTGTTCAACATCGCAGTCAATTGTCTTGACTCAGCTGATTTCTTTAATTCGTTTTGCGCGTGCTGCAATGCCTTAAGGCCAGCTTCTTCAACGTACATAAGGTCTTTGGCAGCCATCACATACCCCTAACAGTTTCAAGGTATTCATCCATCAACGAGTCGAGGTATGACCGTGTGCCGTCTATGGGAAGTCCATCGGATTTTCGCTGGCTGTATGAGAGCGCGGCAGCAAGCCACGCTTCAACAAGCTCTGAGCGGTTTTGTTCAATCGGCAACACGATCACACCACCTCCTCGGTGGGCATGCGAAAGCCCGCTAACTCGGGGGAGTATTAGCGGGCTTCGCTGACTGTTGGACACAATGGTCCCGTAGTCAATCGCTAGTGTCTCATACCATGTCAAGCCGTGTCAACGTGGGTGGCCCTAGCCTCAAGGTGAGCCACAACCGAAGACCACAAGTAGGACGTTCCCTTACGCCTAACGTGGCCCTGCCTAGCCCACGATGACAGCGTGCTCGGTGGCACACCAAGGTGCTCACTGATCACACCAGCAGGCTGCCAGGTATTAGTGCCGGCAGACTTGGCCACCATCAGTAAGCGTGACTGGTCCCACGTCGTGCCACATCGGGGGCACTCAATGTCAGCCTTGCTCAAGCGCAGCTCGGCCTTGCAAATGCCTTGCTGGTAATCCGCGGGGCACTCAATGATGCTGACCTGCTCGCTTGGCTCACGAGCCGCGGCCTTGATCTTGCGATGTATCTGGTGCAGCTCTTGGGCGAAGTCATCAATGGCAGGGTGCTCCAGGCACGCTGAGTTAAGGTGCTTGAGCAGGAACCGTGTGACCCCTACCAGGCTGGTGCCCATTAGGTCGCGCGTGTCAGCCCTATTCCACTCGCCGGCTTTACGTGAGCGTTGCGCACGTAAAGAATGCTGCTCATTGCCAAACACGTCTAAGGTCTCGCGCCAGTCCCGTTCCCACTCCTCAAGGGCGCTAATCGCATGCCGCGGTGATCGAGCATCAAGGGCCTCCACGCGCAAGCCAAGTGAGCGCTCATTGCTCCCACCACTGTTATTGCTCGTGCCTTGTGACCAATACTCGCCACTGGCCAGCGCGTAATACTCAGGTATCTCGCCGAGCTGCCGATGCATGATGACGAAGCACTCCACGCACGCAAGGCGGTTAGAGTCTTTACCACATACCAGGCACTTGCTCGTTGACTCATCAATCATTGACGTGCTCCTCAGTACCAGTTATGGGACTGCCAGTGCCCCCACGCTTTGCAAGCTGTGCCGTATCGGTTATCGATGTACCCAATGCCCCACGTTATTTGTGTGGCAGGGTTTGTGCGCCAGTCACTGCCGGCTGACTTCATCTTTGAGCCTGGTAGGGCCTGCGGTATTCCCCACGCTGACCCTGAGCTGTTGCTACTGCGCGTGCTCCACCCTGATTCCTTTTGCCAAAGGTTGTTCAGGCAGTCCCATTGCACGCCGGTCCAGCCGTGTGCCGCGGCCATCTTCCTGCCAATGCTCCGGTTTGAGCCGGTCTGTGGTGCAGTGAATCCGTATGCACGTGATCGGCTCACGCGCTTGTGCTTCTTGACCTTGGCCTTGACTGCTGGCTTTGCTTTGACGGTGGCCTTGTCCGTTGCTGTGATCGGTGCCGGCACAACGCTCGTGCCGCGGTCACGGTATTCAACAGCCCAAACACCTGTGATCAGCAACGCTGTTATGACAACAAGGATGATGGTTAGTTTCTTTTCAGACAAAAGTGCCCACTTCAACAGGGCCAATGTCAACCACCACACCAGGGACATCAAGCACGTCACTGGTTCCCACGTAGCGCTTTGTCGCTGTTAGGTGGATGAGCTGTGCGTCATCGCCCCAGGCACCACATTGGGTGAGGGCATCGCACAGGGCGCGAACGAGTTTGTCCAAATCTGGCTTAACTTCTGGCCACATTCTCCGCTTAGGTGCGGACTTGGGACGAGGTAAAACGAATGTGACCGACATTGTGAGTGCCCCTGCCAGGGGGAGTTCATCAATGCCGGTCTTTGATACTGCCTGTGCCACCTGGTCCCGAAATACGTTGATGGCCATTGGTTTGCTGTGTCGCATTCCGTATGAGGTTCGCACCATTGACCCTTGTGACACTGGTGTGCCTTGCATGGTGAATGCGAGTCTCATGCTCACATTGTCGCACACGTGATGCACAAGGTCACAATCTCGCCACTTGGCAGGGTGGCATCGACTTGTCCCCATTCCTGTCCACAAGCTGTGCATGGTTGATCACTCATCGTCATCCTCCATTCCACAAAACGCCTCGGTAAGTGCGTTGACTGTTTGGCATGGCCACGATTGGAAGCATTCTTTGCAGCATCCCAGGTCGCTGTCAGGGAGGTGCATCGCTGTGATCTCGCTGATCGCGTAGAGAAGGTTCACGCTGAGGTCTATGAGTTTGTCGATGACTTGTTGGAGGCTATCCATTAGGCGCTCCATGTCCGCAGGCCTTGACCCTCGCTCCGGCTGGGTCGGACGCAAGGTCCGATCCTAGCAGTCGCGGCAAGCGACCGTCAAATCGGGGTTTATGTGTGGAGTGTTTTGGCACGATTTAGTCCGCTTTGTTCAGGCTGTTAAGTTCCTCGTCGAGCTGACGATAATCGCGCTCGTGGTAGTAGATCGTCTTGCCGGCGACTTGGCCAGTGCGCACGTATTCCTCTTGCACAAGGACGAGGAGGGCTTGGTTCAATGTGACTGCTTTGGTTACGTCGGCATCCTTGCCAATCGTGGTCTTATGCATCCCGTCGTTGCCGGCGAGTAGGCGAGAAATTCGTTCCATTGCGTTTGTTGGTCGTAGTGGGCTGCCGATGACGTTAGCGATGAGTGCGTTGACGTGTCCGTCGCTGGCGCTGGAGTCGATGATGAAGTTGCCGAGTGAGCCTTGTGGTGCGTGTTCGCGGATTCCTCCTGGTCGGTCTTTTGTGACCATGATGCGCACTTTGCCCACGATGCCTGGTGCGGGAATGGTTAGTGCTTCGGCGTGGTAGTAGGCACCGTTGATGATTCGTTTCTTGGCGATGCCGCCGATGGCGTAGCCGTGATCTGATTTGCCTGCTTTGGCGAGGTGGTCAATGGTCAGGACCGCGGTGTGTTCTTGTGCTAGTGGTGTGAGCATCGCGCGGTATCCGCGGCTGATGTCGTCGTTGCTGTTGCTGTCCAGTCCGAGCATGGGGATGAGTTCACCGATGCTGTCCAGGATGCACAACGTGGGGTGCTGCTCAATGATGTCATCGCGGGTGGCTAGGAGTTCGGCTGGTGTCTCTGGGATGTAATAACGGAAGTGTGCTGGGTCGCCGATGAGCTGATTACTGACACCAAGTTTGCGTAACCGGTCCACTGTGTCGTTTTCACCGTTGTGGTCAATGTCGATGAGTGCGACTGTGCCACCAGCGCTGAGTACCTGCTGTGCGAGGTGTAGGGCGAACCACGTCTTTGCGGTTTCAGGGTCGCCATAGATGCCATTGATCTTGCCGGCGTAGAGGATGTGTGCACCGTCGTTGCGTTCACCTACGCTGGGCAGGGTGGGTGGTCGCACTTCCCCATTGGCTGCCCAGGTGAGATCGGCGTAGGGTAAGGCCGGCTCATCGTCCTCGTCAGGCTCAATGCCCTTTAGAGGCTCTGTGTGCCCTTCTAAGGCACGTTGCCCCTGTTCTGGGGTAATTGGGCTAGGTGTGGGGGTAATGTCGGTGTATTCGCGTATGAAGGCGTCTAACAGGTCAACGCTGTTTGGTATCTCTCGCGGGTTCAGTAGCCCAAACTCGTACCCTGAGCGTGTTGTGCCCACGGCCTCAGACTCCGGCAACCCATTACCCATGGCGGCATCAAGTAATGGTTGGATCACTTCGAGCTGTGTCAGTCCACCAGCAGCAACAAGGGTGCCAAGTTTGAGCGCGGCATTGTTCAGTGTGTGGTTTCGTGTTCCCTCTGGTGCGTTGGCAACGTCGTGGAGTTCCTCGCCTAACGCTTTAAGCGAGTACGCGCGAATGTCTTGATTCTTGTTGATGTTCACCACATTGTTGAACACTGCATCTGGTGCTTGCTGTGGCTTGTCACCAAAGAGTTTGCGTTCCCAATCGTCTAGCCCATCATCACTCACAATGCTTCACCAAGTGCTCTGGTGTGATCAGCCAGGTGTAAATCTTACCCTCGGCGTTGATTGATGGTGGCGCGACAACGTATCCACCACTGGCGCGGAAGTCCACACCAAGTTTAAGGTTCGTGCCGTTCTTGCGTTCAGGCTTTGCTTTGACGTAGATGTGTCGCCCCCGTGGAGTGATCACCGATGCAAGCACATTGGCTATCGGTTTCAGGTGGGACAGTGACTCGAACCCATCTGGTCCGTCCACGTCAATGACATCAAACTGGAACCCTGTGACCATGCCAATGTTCGCGTTCGGCATTTGTGTCCACCAGGACGTGACCTTGTCAACGTCCGTGGTGGCGTCCTTGCACCCACTTGATCCACGCATGGGGACCTTGCTCCGTGGCTGGAGTGGGAATACTGCAATGCCTTGTTCGGCGTACCACTTCGCGGACTCGGCGAGGGCCTGTGGTCGTCGCAGGAATGCGTGCTTGTCCGCATCCACCTGGTCAAGTAATTCTAGGAACCTGATGCGTGCTGGCTCATCGGCCACGACATCGTCGTAAGCATCGATGAGCTGCTGGTCGTTCATTGAAGCGATGTTCATGTGTGACTCCTTGATCGTGGGCTGCTTGTCACTGTGGCGCCGGCCCCACGCTTCCCCACGTGAGGCCGGTGCTATTCAGTTGTGTGGGCTTTTCACCTGGGAGGGTGGTGCCCCCCTGCTCCGTAGAATAGAGCAGGGAGGCGTTTGTCAACGCAGCCCAGCGCGACAAGTCTTGCTAGAAGGGTGCTGTGTTGGAGTCCACCTTAATGGCGAACACCTTCTTCATGCCCTTCTCAGCCTTCTCATCCCGATCATAGGTAATGCTAATGGCGTCGCCGACACTTGGGCGGAGCTGCACGATCTGTGACTTCAGGTTGGCTTGACCAGCGGTCACTGTTCGTGAGCCGTTGCCTGTGTCGAGGTCGAGCACGGGGCATGGGTTGCCATTGAAGTCCTGGCCGATGCGGATGTTCGTGATCTTGCCACTGATCGTGTCGCCTACTGCGCCAAACTTGACGAATTCACTTGCACCGAACTCATCCCATTGGATGTCACTCATGATGGTCCTACTTTCTGGTTGTTGTTATTGTTGTTGTGTGTACCTGCTCGCACCACTTGCATCGAGCAGGTGGTGCGCAGTGGTGCGTGACGTGGATTGGGTCCATGCCAGGTCGCACTGCTGTTTGTTCCAGCCAGTAACCATCACCGCAGTGCTCAAACATGAGCCCGACGGCTGGGCCGCTGACTGGTTCAATGTCCACTGGGACGCGCAGGATTGGTCCTGGTGCCTCAGTGTGGACAATGAAGACTGGTTCGTGGCACCGCTTACAGCTCTTGATCACATCGGTGCCTTTCACATCCCACGCGCTCACTCGGCACTCATCGCGTAGTAGTCCTCGATAAACGTTGCGATGCGTTCAATGGTTTCGTGGGTGGCGATCATTGTCGGCATTCGGCGCGTTGTGAAGCATTCTGGGTCAGTGCCTTCGCACTCACACGTGAAGGCGAATGGTGTGAAGCGTGCGCGGATCATGTCCGCCAGGTCGCTGCTCATTGCGGACCGTCAGACCAGACATGGGGACCATCAGTCCAAATGGTTTGCGCGGCGACTTTGACTTGATCCTCGTATGTAAGAAAGTAGTCGTAGCCTTCCATTCCAGGAGGCATCACAGTCATCCAGTTTAAACCGACCACGCTGCCATCTTTTACGAGGACTTCAACGTTGTACCCGTTGTCAATGTCCGTCACGATTGCGTGACCGTTCATCGCGTCTTCGCTGTAACACGAAACACCATAATCAAGAATAATCATGACACCAGCTGCGCTTTACGTTCAGCGGCGGCGGCTGTGTGCTCATTCTTCCACTCACCGATGTGTAGTTCATACACACCTTCAAGGGCATCGATGGTGTCGCAAGCGTGGATCATGTCAATGATGAGATCAAACTTTGCGGAGTGATCTGGTTCAGGGACAATGGTGCGTGCCACGTAGGGCTTACTCAGGCCCTTGCGTGTGCGCCACTCACGCACTTCCTTGGCCAGCTGCACTGCTTCCCAGCCGGCAACAAGGTCCACTTCAACAAGTTCGCAGGTGCCACTGCCCGCTGGTAGGTGAGCGATTATGCCAATGGTTTTGTCAGCGTTGTGTGCTGTGCGTTCGTGTGTGTCCACGTTGTAGATCGCGGAGTGTGCATAGACCGCGAGTTGCATGGCGATCTTGCCAATGCCGTAATCAATGCTTCCCGTTTTCAGGTCAAAGATGACGCGCTGACCTGTGGGCAGTGTGCTGATTCGGTCTGGTGTGCCGGCGATTTTGTGCGAGTCCAGCACAGTCAATGTTTCAATCCACGTGTGCATGATGTCTTTCGTTGCGTCCAAGTACGCCTCAATGTCTGCTCGATGATCCGCGGGGATGGAGTCAACGCTGGCACCTGCGTCCACAAGTTCGGTCATGCCGTGGATTGCGGTGCCAAGGTTGGCCGCACCAGAGCTGTTAGATGCCTCAAGTGCGTCCTTGACAATGCGGTTCATCTCATCCTTGTCATCACCCTTGGAGTGCACCAGGGCGAGCAGGTCTGATCGTGAGGCAAGGCCGAGAGCAACCTGGCGGCACTTCCATTGCTCAAGGTTGTAGGTGTCCTCGAGCGCACTGACGTAGGTGGTGGTGCGTGTGTAGCCAACGGGCTTACCGCCGCCGAGTGGAACGATGAGTGGGCGGCCGTAGTGATCCCTAGCGATGTCAGTCATTCGTATTGCCTTCCGTTGTTGTTGTCGTTGTTAATGAAGTACCAGGCCTCTTTAGCCATTGGCATGAAGTGCCACACCGGTGATTCCAGTGCGATGCGGTTGCGCAGGTAAACGGCGAGGAGCTCCACTTTCCAACCGTCCTCAAAGTCCGCGTTGTAGGTTTCACCTTCTGGCCACACCGCGGTCATGCGCTGGCCCGCTCAAAGTTAGTGCCCATCTGTGTCCAGGGAATCTTGATGCCGGCTCGCATTATTGCGCGTTCAATGCTGGCGACCTTGACGTTCATCGCCTTGGCGATGTGCTCAGGGCCGAGTCCACCTTCCCACAACCACATGGCTTCCTCCCCTGATCTTGGTAGTAGTGGTCGCTGTTGCTTCTTACCTGGCACGCGGGCGATGGGTACTGTCCCACCACGCACTGTGTAGAAGTCACGCTCTTTGATGGCATCACTTAAGCACTGGTCACTGACAGGGCACCCAGCGCAGATGCTTCGAGCCGTGATCGTCTCGCGCAACTGTTGACGTTCGCTCGTGGTGTGTGGAACGAACGCGTCGGGGTCGCTGTATCCGGCGCAGGCCGCGGAGTTGTGCCACGTCATCGCTTACCAGCCTTCCTGCGTTGTTGCTCGTCCTGCAGGGCTGATACGTAGCCAGCGAAGTAGGCCATGCCTGATGATGCAACGACCATGAGCAGGATGGTGATGGTGTCCGCGGTCATGAGAAGTCCCCAAACACTTTGCCTTGAATGATGCGCATTGCTTCGGCGTTCACGTCCATGAGTGCGGCCTGCACACTCAGGTTGCGGATGCGCTGGAGTTGGTAGTAAAGGTCGCTGGCTTGCTCATCGTTTAGGTGCACGATGTAGGGGTCGTTGGTGCGGTGGTCGATCATGACGATGGCTTGGTTGATGCCGTCGCCTTCGTCCAGGAGCTGCGAGACCGCGATGTTCCGCGGGTGGATGATGTAACTCATTGCTTCCTCCGATGTGTGCTGGGCTGATGTGATTGACCTTAGACCTGCCCTGTGACCGCGTGCAAGGACAGTGAGGAATCTGTGCCTAGGACACGGCGTGTCGGGCGTTAGTGGCTTAGATCGGCTCCTGTGCCCTCTGAGGGCCATTGCTGTGCCTGACTAGGCGTGGGCCGTGGGTGTGCGACACGCGCAAGAAACTTTATTTGGCACAAGTGTTGACAGGTGTATTACACCCATACTAGGTTTATCTCAACAGCCCAGACACAAGGAGAAGCACGATGAGCACTAAGACCGTTGATCTTTACATTGACACTAACGGTGGCGTTTACTGCACCGATCACGTTGGCTACGAGGCAGAGTCTTACCTTGCACATTACCCAGGGGCAACATCATTTAGCACACCTTTAACGCATTGGGTAAAAGCCACAAAGCGTGACCATGTTGCTTGGGTTACACAAATGGATCAGCCAATGCCATGTTTTACCTGCCACTTTGGACACTAACCAGCCCACACACAACACAAGGAGAAGCACAATGAACACAGCAATTGACACCACCACTGGCGACAAGGCAATCATCACCTACCTGCGTCAAGCCTTTGAGGACTGCGAGCAGATCGCTGCGGACAACCCCACGGACAAGAACGTGGCACGCCTGCTCACCGCACTCCACGACCAGTTTGATTTGTGGATGCGTGACGAGCAGGGTCACAAGGACCTCGTCGGTGTGCTTATGAATTGGCTCACCACGTGTGAGCACATCGTTGTTCAGGACGAATCCTAGACACAACAATGGCCCCTCACCACGTCGGTGAGGGGCACTAGATTAGGGGAACATTATGCAGCTCGACTTGTATCAAACACCATCAATGCTCACTGGTCATGCCAGGCTCGTAGTGTGCCCGAACTGTGGCACCATTGTTTATGCACCATCAGGTTTCAGGAAGTCACGCAAGCCACTAGGTGACTGCCCTATGTGTGGCAAGAATAAGTGGAAGCAATGCGATACACCCAACGGACCGTTCCACCACGTTGACGAATGGGATGACAATGCCAGTGACCTATGAGTATCAATGTGGGTGCGAACACACCACGATCTTGCGCGTACCAGTTGAGCAACGCGACGAACAGCGAACGTGCTACACGTGCAAGGAATCATTAACACGTATTTACTCGGCGCCTGGTGTGTCGTTCAAGGGTGAAGGATGGGGAGGCAAGCCATGACGTACACGATCAGGACGCAGTGTGGTGAGTGTGAGCAGTACCGCCGGTTTGAGCTGGTGAGCAACGGTCATTACACGTGGTGGCAATGCCCTAAGTGTGGTGAGTCGTTTGGTCTTGAGATGTCCGAGAGAGCAGCAGTCAAGCCAGGCAATAGGATTGCCTAATGGCCAATCAACCTAAGACTCCTGCACGCACCGTCCGAATCAACGACGATGTGTGGGATGCCTTACGTGAGATCGGTGAACAGACAGGACTCAGCGTCAGTGAACTAATACGCCTCGCGCTGACTGACTTCATCATGAAGTCGAGCTAATCACTCTTGTTAATGATCTGGCGGTACACCTCGACGTAGCCGGCAAGGTCGTGAATTGAATCCGCGTGGTCAGGGGATTGAATCAGGCGTGCAACCTTGACCAAGGCCATACACATCGCGGCCTGCTCAGGTGTGATCTCGGTGCGCAGGTACGCGGACCACAGGTCAGCGATGCGCTGGTGATTGATCAGCGGGCTGCCGTAGGCCGAGCCACGCACTGCCAGTAGCCCAGCGATGTCAGCCTCAGGCACAAGCACTTCTGCTGGCCGGCCAATGATTGGGCCACCATCACCCACGTAATCACTCATCGGCGTCAGCCAATGTGGGGGCGTGATACCTAGAACCGCAAGCAATGCACTCCATGTCTAGGAAGTATTGGGCGATCTCGTTGTCAGCAAATGAGCAGATTACCCTGAACAGTGGTGAGCCACACACGCATTCGTGGGTGATCATTGGTCGATAGTCCACGGCCTCAGATAAATCAGGCACACAGTCAATGATGTTTTTCATTTAGTCCCTCGCAAGTTGTTGGCGTAAACGGCTGCGTAGAACGCGCACAACACGGCCAATGCTGGCTGACCAATGCTGAGCGCGTAGATCACCCATGGTACTTCCATGATCAGACACCAACCCCAACCAACGCGCGGATTACGTTTCACAAAATACAGCCCAGCGATACTGCCCGCGGCCAACAGGAACGACACCCACATCATGCGTCTTCCGTCAGGTAGTCCAGCACGTCAGGGTTATCCCTGAGCATGGACAGCAGTGGGCCGGTGATTGCGGCGACCACGGTTTCCTCGTGCTCGTCATCGAGCGTGGGGTCCGAGCTGCGGATGCAGGCGTGCAGGATTTCGTGCAGGAGTGTGGCCCGCGCGTAGTCCTCGTGTTTGCCAGGGTCCACGGCGATGCTCATTGACTCCATGTCGCAGGCACCGCAGGCATCTCCGTTGGGGTGATGTTTCAGGACCTCGTGCTTGGACCATTTGATTGACCAGGTGTAGGGGCTGATCTTGATCACCCTCGGCCTGCTCATGACGCCTCAATGAGTGCGTCGGTCACAATGCCAACAATCACGTAGGGCAGTGTTGGCAGGGTGTAGTTAAACTGTGCCCATAGCGCGTGGCACGCGGCCTCGATTTGCGCATCGGTGAACGTCATGCCGCCCCGCCTTCCTCAATGGTGAGCTGAACCTCTTGGTCAAGGGCCCACTGGATACGGGCGCGGGCTATGTCAAGGTAGTCAGCGTCCTGCTCAATGCCAACGAAGTTGAAGCCCTCAATGACTGCGCCTTTGCCCGTGGAGCCCGAACCCATGAACGGGTCAAGGACTACGCCGCCAGGTGGAGTGACCAGTTTGACGAGGTAGCGCATTAGGTCAACAGGCTTGACCGTCGGGTGATTGTTCGTGTTTTCGTCTAGCCCTTCGTTGCGGTCACGCTTGTTGGCTTTCGCGCAATAGAAGAATCGGGCCGCTGAACCTGAGTCAGCAACACCGTTTGAACCATTTGGATTTGATTCTTTGCTAAATTTTCCGTAAATACTATTAGTGCCACTTGCGTACTTCGTACTTCCTACTCGACCATTGCTGTTGGGGAACCCGTCAACTACTTCGTCACTGCCGTCGTGGATTACGTTCGCGGGCCAACGGCCTTTGCCTTCGGGCGCGGTCCAACCGCCGCTACCGTCGCCGCCACTAATCGTCCCCTCGGTGCCAAAGGTAGCGGTGCGCCTGCCTGCAACGCGGTCGTCGGGGCCATCAATCCCAACCCGTGACCCGTCAATGTTGAGCGCACCTGTTCCGTGTTGCAGGACGTTGTTGGCAACTGTGCCGGCGAAGGGTTTGCGTGCCAACACAATCGGCTCGTGCGCTGGCTTCAACGCTGTGCCCCAACCTTCCCACTGTTGCGCGGCAGGAGTGGCGGCGGTGGTGATAGGTGACTGAGCGGCATTGTCTGCGTGTTTCCAAGGCCGGTCTTCGTAGCCAAACGGTGCGCGAGTGATACTGCCCACAACCTCACGCTCTGCCCCAGCCGCCTTGTCAATGCCCTTGCTCACGTTGTGCGACTTTGGAAACCCTGACCCGTAGAGCCACATAATCTGGTCGCGGATTTGGAAACCCGCGTCCTCAATGGCAACTGCCATGCGGTGATAGGTGCGTGACCCACTGAACGCGAGCAGGTGCCCGCCAGGCTTGAGCACGCGCAACGCTTCGGTCCACATCTCAACGCTGTACGCGATGCCTGTGCTGTCCCACGACTTGCCCATGAAGCCGAGCTCGTAAGGCGGGTCAGTGACAATGGAGTCCACCGAGCCGCCAGCCATGCCACGCATGACCTCAATGCAGTCTCCGTGGTGCAATGTGAACGTCATCGCACACCACGCATTGTGACGGCGTGCTTGCGCGTGCTCGCCCGTGACTGTGCACCACAAGCGTCACAGGTGAACGAGGCGAACGCTGTGCCCGCGGACACGCTCACACCATTAGCACTCAGGGCTGTGCCCCCGCAGCGGAAGCAGGAGCGTGCCTGGTGGGTGAACAGGCCCATGTGTGGGTGGGACTTGATCCAGCCACCCATGCGGTCATACAGGGCTTCAGTCAGGATCACGTCTTGTTTGTTGTAGCGGCGCATGCGGGCCCACGCTTTGCTGTCCCCTGCTAGGCACGCAGTCCACAGGCCTTGACCTTCGTGGGCTAGTTTGCTTCCGAGTCCGAGGGCTTGTGCCACGTAGTCGAGCTTGTTGGAAGGGAACTTGAACTGTGCACGCGCAACCTTGAGCAGGTCCACGTTCTCAAACTTTGATGGTGGGCTCATCCCAGCCAGGACAAACTCACGTTGCAGGTGCTTCACATCAAAGCTTGGCCCGTTGTAGGTCACGAGGATGTCGCACTCATCGAGCATGGTCCACGCGGCCTTGATCATTTCCTCATGTGTGTTGTGGTGCTCACTGAAGAAGTGGACTTTTCGCTCGTCGTACCATTTGCCGGCGAAGCATAAGACTCTGCCTGGGTCAACGATCTGGTTGATGCTGTGGTTTTGATTCCATAATCCCCACGAGTGCACCAGCATTGGTGCGGTCTCAATGTCGAGGGTCAGGATGCGTGCACTCTTGCTGGCCTTGTTCAGCTCATCGGCAAGACTCATCGTGGGCACCGGCACGATCCGCGGCGATGCCGGCGAACCGACTCCCCACTGATGGACAGGTTCAGGTGATCACGCACAGCCAGCGCGATCTTGTCCCCACTTAAGGTCCCTTCAATCGCGGACTCAAGTGCGATCAGGTCAGGGCCAGTGGCCAGGCTTAAGGCCCAGCGCACTCCGCAGATTTGCCACGGTGGTTTGTTTGTATCGTCTCGCAGATCATCACGTAAAGACATACAGTCCCACTCTCATCGAGCACTAGGTCCTACTTGTAAACGCGCTTGTTTGCTTTGGTTGATGCCAATGCCTTGTAGGTCTTTGGGCCGACGACGCCATCAGCGGGCCACAACAATGGGCGCACACGTTGGAAGGACTTCACCTTGTTCTTGTCGGCCACACTCATCACGCCAGTGACCTTGTTGCCCACGCCGCGTTGCAGCACTTTGATGTGCTCGCCCGTGTCACGGACCTGGAACGCGGACTTGCCTGGGTACGCAGGCAACGGCTTGCGCACAGGCCTCACAGGGGCAGTGGCCAGCCACTTAGCCTTCGACTGCTCGGCAGCCACAGACTGCAAAATGCTCACGTGTAGGTGCTCCGTGTGAGGGCTTGGACCGCTGTACGGTTCAGGCTTCCACCCATTACTGCGCCTGTAAATCTTGCGATTGAAGATCACGTAGTTACCAGCAGGGTGCTTAGCCACCGCGGCAATGATCACCTTCGGGTCAACACCTGGGTAAGTAATGTCAAACGCGTTAACGCTGTCGCGGTTGTTTGGATTGTGGTCACTGGCTCGAGCCGAATGCGACGTATCGCCCACGGTGCCATCACTGCCTTTAGGCCGATGTGGCCAGCGAGCGTTAACCTCGTTGCGTAGTTGCACCAATGATGGTGCAAGGTGCCAAGCCATTACTCGCCCTCAATGGGGGCATCGTCTTGAACGCTGTCCAACTCAGGGACATCGGCAGGGGCACCGATGCCGTAGGAAGTATTGCCAGGGTCAATGGCTGCGACAATGGTGCGCAGTGTGGCTAGGACTGCCGCGGTCACAGCAGCTGTGATCCATGTGGTGTCCCCACCCACGAGCGCGGTCACAGGCACAAGGCCAATGAACGTGACAATGAACGTAGTTAATGCTGAACGAACCCATGCAGGCATGAGTGATCCCTTCATCGATGTGATTGATTGGTCGTGCAAAATGAGGCAGGCCAGGACACGGTGAAGTGTCAAAGGGGGACCAGCCTTAACTGGCCTGCCGGTCAATGAGGCTGGTCAAGCCTTTTCTGAATCTCTATCTGTCGAACCTCAATGCGGTCCATGCGAGAAACAATCTCAGCCAGCAGCTCGTCACGGCGAATACTTGCAGCAACCTGCGCCTTCAGTCGTGCATACAGTTTGCCCACACCAGTGCCAATGCTGATCAGTCCAACAATCAAGGCAACAACAAACGTCATCGCACCAGCCACGTTGTCACTGGTCAGCACAACGCCAGCGACCAGTGGTGAACCCGCAGCCAATGCCCCCACCACGCTCATCATGATTGTCGCTTCCCCTCTACTGTTCATAATTTTATGAAGCAACCCAAAGAGCCGAGAACGATGAGTGCGCGTCGCTGGTTCCGCTAAGGTTCAAGCCGCCGCCACTGGTTTGGTTTACAAAAGCGATGATGTAATCGTTAGCGGCAAAAGTTGCCATCACGTTTACGTTGATGCCGTTGTGTGTTGAACCAATCGGGGCGGTGGCAAAGGATGTAACAACATCGGTGCCTGAGCCTTGCGTTGTTGTCCCGTTCTTTTCAATAGCCAAAGAACGTCCACCCGCGGCGCTACTAGCCCACATCGCGTTGAACGTGATCTGGTACGTGCCCGCTGTGGTAAAGGTGATGCGCTGATTGTTTGTTGTGTTGTCGTGCATTGTGTCGGTGTCAAAGGTTTCAGCGTTCCAAGAAACAGCGGTCCACGTGCCCGTGGTGATTGATGTGTTGGTGGTTCTGTAAAGTTTGCAACGCGGTGGACTGATCAAGAAGTTAACAGCGTCACGCACATCATCATTCCAAAGCGAAGCAGTGATCTTGTCCCCTACTGCCACGGTTCCCTGCGATGGTACTGCCATGAGTGGTGCTCCTAGTTAGAGTGCGAACTTGCCGGCCAGGTAAACATCAACCGCTGCACCAGCAGTGTGTGCTCGAGCAATGCTCGGTGCCACACCACGGGTCACGGTCAAAGTTTGTGGGGACGTTGCGGACACTGGTGCCGAGGCAACAGTGATGCGCTCACCATTGAGGTCAAGGTCCAAGGGGTAAGACCCAGCTAGGACCGTTAACGGTAGGCCGGTTGATGTCACAGAGATTGACACCGCGGAGTCAGCAATTGTTGAAGTCAACGTGAGCACACCATCACCAGCGGCGAACCGGCCATAGGTGTCATCATCAAACTTGGCCTCAGATGGCACATCAGCGGCGTCAAAGTCAAAGGTGAACACGTAGCCTTGGGCGTTCAATGATTCGGACCAGCCCTGCACATAGGTGTCAAGGTAGGTGCGACCAAACTGTGTGCTGATCAGATTGGTCAGGCGAACCCTGTCACCGATCTTCAGTGTCAATGTGTCCGCATACTTGTCACTGTTGGCGTTGGCTAGGTCAAAGGATGCCTGGCCAGCGGACAGTCGCTTGTTGTTGGCCACGGCCACAATGTTTGAGGCAATGGCTTCAAGATCAGTGAGGGCCAGGTTGGGTGCGTCAGCACTGGTGTAGGTGCCAAGGGCTGCCGCTTGCTCCGCGTCAACGTAGGTGGCTGACTGAGAATAAGAACTAACCGTTGCGCCAGCAGTGTCCTCAGTGATCGAGCGCGTCAAAGTCACGGACCCGTTAAGGTCAGCCTCAACGTCCAACGACAATTCAACGGTTGATGACTTTAACTGTGAACCGATGCGGGCATACAGCCCAGCGCCATTGTCATACAGCACGCCACCATCACCTGAACTGAGCAAGGCCAAAGCGTCAAGGGCCTTCTTGTCTGTGGTGTCAATGGCGTCAACGAGCTGTGGGCTACCAGCACCTTCGTGCGTGATTGACACACCAGACCATCGAGCCACAGCGTCAAGGCCTACCTTGATCGTTTCGCCATAGTAGGCGTCAACAGCTGATGCATGGAACGCGATAGCGGTGGCGGCCAACACAGTGTCGTAAATAGCCACGTGACTTATTTCACCGTTGTAGTAGGCAAGGTCACCCTGCGTGTACGCCCCTGCGCCAACAAGCAAGGTTGAGCCAATAGGAATTGTGGTGCACGCGGTGCCAGTATCAACCTGCACACCATCAACGTAAAGAATAGAACCACCAGAAGTGGTAGTCATACTGATCAAATGTTGAGCAGCAAACAAGTTCACAGCGTAAGAGAGACGAGTGGTTGAACCATCGGTAACAATCAATTCGCCAGTGCCATAGTCGTAATAGATTGAGACTTGACCAAGCCTGAGCAGGCCCAAATCATTGGACCCTGGCGTGGTGTCCTCAATCATCTTTGCCAACAACTCAATGCTGTACGACGACATCGCAGTGTCGTTGACGTTTCTTGCGTAAAGGTACGGAGCACTGTTTGTGTCAATGGTCCACGTGGGACACGTCAAACCATCGTAGGGTGCACCCACACCATCGTTTAGGTTTAGTGAGCCACCGACGCGGGCCTTTTGATACAGCAGTGACGCACCACCCACAGCTGAATAAAACGGGTCCGTGGTCAGATCGCTGGGATGATCAAGTGTGTAGTAAACAATGGGTGAGTCGTAGCGAATCTCGGTCTCAGGCAGACTCCACACCTGGCGCGTGGACAAGTGACCGAGCAGGTCAGTGGCATTGACATTGACCACGGACGCGGACACACCATCAATGTCAGGGACCCACTGCGTGATGTAGCCATTGAAGCGCGTGTACGTTGTTGCGGCCTCAGTGACCTTCCAACGCACACGCTTACCCTCAACAACGTTAGGGTAGTACGTGCTCAGTGGATTGTCTGGTGTGAACGTGCCGGCAGGGTTATCGAGCGTGAACGACAACGACCCAGCACTGATCGTGTCCAGTTGCGTGGAGCGGCCCACCTTGCGAGTGATCGCACCAGCACCAACATTGACCAGGCTAGTCACATCAGTCCACACAGCGTCAGTAAACTCGATCTCAATGGTCGTGGAGTCAGGCAGTCCCGTTGCCATTACGCCACGTTCCAGGCCGCGGGCACAGCCCCACGCTGAGCACCCTCACGCATGATCTTCCTGATCTCACGTGCAATGTCATCCTTCGAGCTGACGGACTGACCAGTGTTCACAATGATCGTGGTGCCACCACCGAAGCCACGGGCACCAGCACCGCTCAGTGGCACGACAGCCTCGGGGCCAGCCTCACCAATGAGGGCCAGTGTTGGGCGCGTGACAATGCCACCCATCGCCAACGCTGGGATGTTTGGAATCAATGGGATGTTAGGCAGTGGCCCATTGTTGTTGTTAAAGAACTCAATCGGCTTATTAAACAGCCCGATCAAAGTGTTAAGTCCGTTACGCAGGAACCCGATGACCGATGTTAGGCCAGACTTCAAGCCATCCCAAAGGCCAGAGCCAATGCCCGTGATCTTTGTTTTCAGGTCAGTGATGAAACCCCACACTGTGCTGAGGGCATTGCTGATTGTGGTCTTGATCCCGTTGAATGTGCCCACCACTTTGGTCTTGAAGAAGTTGAAGCCAGCGGTCCACACGGCCTTGATTACCCTAATCGCCACGCTAAAGATTGTCTTGTAAATGTTCAAGTAAATAGTAAACGCGGTCTTTAACACGTTGAACACAAACAGCACAGCAGTCTTGATCGCGTTGAACGCGGTCACCACAACAGCCTTGATCACACGGAAGGCAACAGTGAACACGGTCTTGTAGATGTTGAAGTAAACAGTGAACACGGTCTTGAGCACACTGAACGCGGTCGTGATGAATGGTTTGAGAAAGTTGATCACGTTCATCACAACAGTCTTAATGGCCCTGAACGCACCATCAACAATGTTGCGAAACTTTTCACTGCGCTTGTAGGCGATGACAAAGGCGGCAACCAAGCCAATGACAGCCAGGATGATTAACCCAATCGGGTTAGCAGTCATCACAACATTAAGCGCCGCCTGGACCGCAGCCCAAGCCTTAGTCACAGCTGCAACAATGCGCACATAGATTGCATAAATCTTCAACGCAACAACAATGGCCAGCACACCACCGGCAATAGGGATTAGCCAGCCTTGGTACTTGACCAGCCAGCCACCGAACGCGGCGACCGCTGGCACAACCTTGTCACCAATAAACTTGCCCAAAGTCTCAAAGGCCTTACCCAGTGGAATGAGCTTGTCTTTGTTCTTCTCAATCAGAGTAATAACCCTGCCGATGGCTGGAACAATGCGCTCGGTAAACCACGTCACCATTTTCTGAATAATTGGTAACAGGTTCTTGCCAATGGCAATCTGCAATCCTTTAACAGCTGCAGCCATCTTGCGCTTGTTGATCGTGGACTGCTTGACAGCCTCAAGGTCCTTACCCGAAAGCGTGGTGCCAAGTTTGTCTGACTCCGCGGCCATGGCCTTCAACCCAGCCGAACCCTTGTTCAGCATAGGAATCATTGCCGCGCCACCACGACCGAACAACTTCAACGCAAGCGCAGTCTTCTCAGGACCGTTCGGCATGTTCTTAAACTTGTCAGCAATCCCTGGCAGGATTTGGTCCATCGGCTTGAGTTTGCCGTGGGCATCACGGTAAGCCACGCCCATGCCCTTAGCGGCCTTATCGTTAGCGACAAGGTGCTTAGACAAAATACCAATGTTCTTTGCTGAAGTTTCCGAATCAATACCGGACATTGTGAAAGCGTGACCAAGGCGAGAGGCTTCCTCAGCTGTGCCACCCATGAAACGTTGCAGTTTCATTGTTTCTTTACCGGTGGCCTCAAACGCCTTAACTGAATCACCAGCGAACTGTGCTATGGCGCCGACCGACAAAGCGGCACCAAGCGCAGCACCCATTGCGCCAGCCTTCTTACCAAGGCCACCCATTGAGCCACCGATTTTGCCCAGCGTCCCAGAAGCTTTATCGACCGCCAAGATTTTCAGCATCAGGTTAGACGTTGCCACTGATCATCCTTCCTGACTTTTGCGCCACGAATCGGCGAACGACTTGTATGCCTCAAACTGGCCAACCGTTAAACGGTCCACATCCCAAGGATGCAAACCAAACAAGTGGCCGAACAATGGTTCGTACTGAGCCCTCAGTCGGTCGTATCCGATGAGGGCACCGTGGGGTTTGCTTCGTCCACTTCGTCCTCATCGATCTCAACCGAACCAATCTCAAAGTCAACCTCACTGAAACGCAGCTCAGGGTTCTCGCGCTTTTGCACAATCCACACCAAAGCCGCCAAGGCCTCCATTGAGCCGGCTTGCAGGCGTTCACTCCATTCCTGGAATGTGCACCCGCAAACCTTCTCAATGGAGCGAGCCTCAGAGAGCATCAACTTCTCAGAATCAAACTCATACTTCACACCAGCAATGGTGATGTTCATTTGGTCCCAGCCTTCTAGTTACAGTGCAGAGTCAGTGTTGACTGTGCGGATTTGGATAGGTGCATTTGTGCCATCGAACAAGGCCAGCAGTGTGACCTTTTGTGCAAGCACTTCCGGACCTTCAGCGTTGACTTCAGCCTTGGTGATCTTCGCCGCGGGAATGATGACCTCGAGCGTGGGGTTATTGCTACCAGTCAGCGATGTGGCGGTTGCGTAGGTCAACGTGATTGCCGTCGTTGTGTTGGCAACGTAAAGGTCATACAGCGTGGCCTGGCTAATGAAGTCAACTTCAAGCTCCACCTCGTAGGTGCGGTAGCCATTGATCAACTGTTCGGCCTTGATGCCTGAAGCGTTGGCGTAGTAGCGGTCAGTGGCCAATGGGTTCTCACCCTTGACCTTGGCTGATGTCACACCAGCAAGCGCGGTTGAGCCACTGATGCTGACAACACTGCCGGTCGTTGATGCGGTGCCACCGAGTGCAACGGTCAACTGTGCACCAGTGAACTGCTCTTGCGTGCTGGAGTACGAGGCGGTGGCAAGGCCTGTGGCGGTGGTTTGTGTCCAGCCGTCAATGTCAAACTTGACGGTGACTGGATCGGTGACGTTGCCACCGAACTCGAAGCCACTGATCTTGACACCATTCCAGGTGAACGGCTTCACGGTGCCGTCAGTTTGTGGCCGGCCAACTTGTAGCGTGATTGATGAGCCAGCGGACTTCTGGTCCCCTGGCTGGAACACTGACTGATACACACCAGTGGTCAACGTGCTGACCGTGGTGGTGCTTCCAAGAGCTGCACGCCACAACGTGCCAAGGGACTTGTCAGTTAACTCAACCTCAAAGTCACCACTGACAGACTTCGTGGTGAGGACGTGGCGCGACAGCAAAGGCACACCATTAGTGGACCCATACAGGCCTTCGCCTTGTGCACGGTTAACCTCAAACTGGACACCCTCACTGATGTGAGGCTGAAACTTACTTACCACCACAGCGGTGCCAGCAGTGGTCTCCACTGCCCAACCCAGCTGCGACACCAAACCTGATGCGAAACCCATGATTTATTCCTTGCCTTCCTTGATGTCGGTTAATACCTCAAAGGTGTCCTCTGGCCACACGCGCTCAGCGAAGACTTTGTCGTCCACCTCAAACGCTTCATCAACGTCAATGAGACGTTGAATCAGTGGAATCCAGCGCGGCTCATTTGCGATTAGACGCACTCGTGCCATGTGCACTCCTGGGTATTGTTTGGGCCACTGGGCAGCGGCACACTTAATTGCGGTCCTTACACACGGAACGTGGCTTCGACGTCAAACGTCATCATCACCTGAATGCCCAGGTCTGTTGATGTTTGCGTCATGCGCAGGTTCGTCATAATGATTAGGTCAATGTTGCTCAAGCCATCCCACGTGCTCTTGGTCATGAGTACCGCTGAGACGGCGTCAAAGGCGGTCTCAGCCTGTCCACGCGTAGTGCTGAATACCTGACTGCCGGACCACGCTGTGACCACACACGGCACGCTCACGGTCTCTGAGCGGTGCCCTGCGCCGATGGGTAGTGAAGCCCATTGTGCGTCCACGGTTGTCTCAGGAACTTCGTCCTCATCGGCGAAGCCGTAGGCCCCCACAATGACGTAAACGGGCGGGTCATAGTTTGTGCTGGCTGGGCCGTCATAGACAGGGATTGTGAGCCCACCAGGAGCACAAAGACCAGTGCCGGCCTGCAGGCTTGTCACGATGTAATCAATCAGGTCAAAGGCGCGTGTGCCAGCCACGTTAATTCACCTGCTGGTAGCGGTTCAACATTTCACGCACACGGTTAGGCATTGAAAAGCCCGCACCAGGTACGTAGTCATCGGTGCCTGACCTGCGAATAGACCCGCGCTGTGTGGTCCACAGGTGGCGCACCAGCTCGAGAACCGCGTGCGCAAGATCGGCTGGGATGATGGTGCGACCAGCAACGTAGGTCACGCTGATGTTGTTGAAGTTTGCGAAGTCCACGTCACCACCCCACGTGTAAACCGTGTACCCGCTCGTGCGCGTGAGCACACCTGACTCCTCGTCCACGCTGTAAGACGTGGCGGCCAAGGCGCTCCCATTCTCAGAGCACGACGTGATTGAGATGATCGGTGCCTGCTTGAGCAGGACAGTGGTGCGACCACCGTTGTGCGTTTCCGCGGTAACAGTCCTGCGAGACAATGGCCCAACGACGCCCTCAATCAGACCAGTGGCGGCCAAGATGTAGTAACGGAGCTCGTCGTCGTCAACAACGCTGGACTCCACAATGTTTAGGTGCGACTTGACCTGGGACAAAGGCAGGGGCGGTGAGATCGTCAAGTCATCGACGTTGAACGATTCCTCAAGGGTGCCGGCGTTCGTGCCAGTGGCCACCCAATACACACCGTAGTGACCAACATCTGATGGCGTGTAATCAAAGTGATACAGGCCCGCACCACTGTTCGTGATGCCAGGCGTTGCCGTTGTGCCATCTGGGAGGATGACAGTGGCGGCGACAGCGGTAGCGTTTTGCAATGTGCCCGCGCTGTTGTAAATGCTCAACGTCAAACGGATGTATCCGCTCACGCCAGAAGCCCCTGCGTAAACCGGCATCGTCAGCTCCTCGTTGTCAAAGTTGGTTTAGTGCTAGAACCGTAAAGACCAGCCACCTTCGTGGCGTTGCCATAAAGGCTGCCTGGTGTGGTGATCAACAATGTTGCGGTCGCGGTCGCGGTCACACTCGCCGTGGCGGCAATGGTTTGGATTGCGATAAGTGAAGCCGTGGCGCTCGCCGTCGCACTCGCACTCGCGGCCAAAGCCTGCGACTTGTTAAAGGTCGTCAAGCCGGTTGCGGTGATTGTGCCGGCGCCATCAACAGTGACCAATGGGCGGATACTGCCGTCAGCCAAACCAGTGGCGGTGATCGTGGCACTTGCAGACATTGCCTGCGTGCTCGCCATTGCCGCGGTACCAGAAGCAGTGACCGTGGCCGAAGCATCAACAGTGACTAGGGACGTAACATCAGCAGCAGCTGTACCAGTGGCGGTAACGCTTCCGCTCGCAGACATTGCCTGCGTGCTCGACATAGCAGCCGTACCACTAGCCGTGGCTGATGCACTTGCAGCTAGTGTGCGCTGGTTAGATGCAGCAGCCGTACCAGTAGCAGTACCCGTGGCAGTGGCCTGCAACGTCCTACGATTAGACATTGCCGCGGTGCCAGTAGCGGTCGCGCTACCAGCGGCAGCAGCAGTGTCCGCAAGAATCTCAAAGACTTGGTAAGCCCAAGTGGCGGCCCCGACACCAACAGCGTCAAGGTTTGTGGTAGTTGATGTGCCAGATGTTGCAACAATTTTGTAGCCAAGGATGTTGCCGACCGCGTTTTGCGTAGCAACAATGGTCAGGTCGGAAGATGTTGGATCGCCACTTGCAGAAGCGGTTGGTTCATAGCCTTGCGCAAACACCCACGAATTAGCGCCAGTAGTTACTATTGCGGTCGTGGTCAGATTGTTGGTCGTGCCGTCAGAGGCCCTAGCACTTGCACCAATAGGTGAGGCAGTGGTTTGCCTTAGCGCAACAGCTGCAATTTGAACACCAATAAAGGTGCCAACACTTTCAGTGCCAGTAACAGCAATTGAGCCTGTGACGTTGCTGGCCAACCTGGCATACCACATTTTGCGAACGGCTTCCCCGCTGACCGCTGTGGTCTGTGAACCTAACTCAATCCAAGTCACACCAGACAAACCAGTTGGCGAGGCTAGAACGGCGGTTTGCCCTACACAATACGAGACGCAATCAACAAGAATGAGATCGCCAGCCAGATAGGCCGTTGAAGCAATCGTGGTTGTGACAGACAATGTTCCGGTATTAAGTACCGGCGCAACCGTGGTGCGAAGAGAAATAGCCATGCTGTGCTAATTCCCTTCAATGATTTGCGCAACCTCTACAAACGCAATGGCAGCATCCACGCCAGCGTATTCCTGCGCGTACTGGCGGAGCACCACACTCAGATACGCGGTGATCGTCTGTTGACGGTACGAACCCAACGCACCCATGAACGCCTTGCCATCAGAGGATGGAGGCATTGTTAGCCCGCTAATCTCAACGGCTGCCTGCGCAGCCACAGGCGCAACATCGGCGACAGTAAGGGCATCCTGGTTGATTACACCAGCAACGTAAGCCTCAATGTCAGATGCGTTTACATCATCCACGACTAGGCCGCGATTGGTGTGAAGGCCAAAGTCAACGAGCTCATCGACAACGTGTCACCATTGATCACAGACTTGCTTGCGGTCAACGCAACAGACCACATGAAGTTTCCGGCCGTTGACGCATCCCAAAAACTGATGTGACTAATCGTCTCAGTCGCAGTCATCGACCACGTTGAAGCCATAGATGTCATCGCCATAGACCCAGCAGATGCCGCACTGAACGTGGGTGAGACGCGTGTGGTCACAGCTGAAGCATTAGCGGTACCAGCAGACCCAGGGTCAGCAGTGTGCAAAGCCACATACAACACACCAGCAGTGAACGTGGTGCCCGTGCGGCCAATCGTGTTAAGCAACTTATTAGCCGTGTTCGCGGCAGAAAGACCAACGGTCATTTCGTTTCCTCATTCTCGGTAGTGGGTTCAGCGTGTGTAACTTCCATCGTTGCCGTAGCAACCAACTGCGATAAAACAGTGAACTCATTGGGGTCAGACATCCTCAGTCCCTTCATCAGCCTTCACAGCCGCGCGTTGTTGGCGGTGCAGGTCAGCGGTCAACAGGTGTGACTTGTGGTGCCCGACCTCGACACCAGTGTGAACAAACGTCCTGAACCCTGACTCCAGTGCACGCAGACAAAAGGTGATGTCCTCGCCCACTGGCCGGCCACCCATCTCAGTTTCCTGAAACCAAGTAAAAGTCTTGTTGTAGGCGCGGGTCCTGATCGCCTCAAGTGCGCTGCGGTGAATTAGCAGAAACGCCGCACCAGTCGCGGCCACAGGGATCACAGTGTTTGGCTCAAAGTCGTGCATGCGGACGGTGGTGATCCCACCCTCAAACTCGGCGAGCTGGTAGATCGTGGGGAATAACTCACCATTGCTGGCACCAAAGCACAGGCCACCCACGATCGGGGCATTAACAGGGTCAGCAACAGCGAGCAATTGCTCAAGAGCTTCGGGCTCCCATGCCATGTCGGCGTCAATCCACCACAACCAGTCCGCGGTGTAATCATCGAGGAAGCGCTGGGTCACAGTGTTGCGCGAGGCGGACACGTTAGCCGAGGACCAGTCCTGCTCAATCCCGACAATGCGCCGATGCAATCCCTGATCAGACATCAGGGACATAATCAACGAGTGCGTGAAGAACGCTGAGACTTGACCTGGGTGAATGTAACCAATGACCACGTTATCAATGCTGGTCAGTTTGGCCTTATTTGTTTTGGCTTTAGTTGGCATTACTTGGTCCCTACTTTGTTGGTCCCAAAACTCACACCAAGGTCAATGGCTTGTGGCCTGACCTTGGTGTGAGTTTCAGTTGATGACTAGGCCTTCAAGAAGCGGAAGGCATTCAAGTCGGTAACGTTGGAGCCGACGCGCTTGTAAGCAACCAAGCCACGCTGACCCAGAGGCAGACCAGAACCATCGACGACGTTAGAGACAAACTCAACGGTCGTACCCAGGCGGTCGTAGATCACGAACTGGCTGAAGTCACCCAGGATGGCCATAACGGTTCCTGAAGTGGTGGCCGAGCTCATGTCCGAGCTGTTAAGAATTGCTGAACCAAGCAGCTCGTTGGAGCCAACGGGGAGCAACTGACCAGCAGCCGATGGGTTAGCAATCTGGCGAGTCGTGTTGAACCACGCCTTGTTAGCAACCCAGGTGGCGTTGTCTTCGTAACGAGGAGCAACAGCGTTGACCACGGCGAACACGTCAGCAACAGAAGCCGAGGTGTAGGAACCACGAGTCGTCGCGGTGACAGTTGAGGCAGCAGTCGCAGAGATCGCGGTGACGATTCCCTTTGGTGCGCCCGAACCGGAACCACTGATAAACGCGGTGCCTTCAGCGTAATCAAACGCTTCAGCAATCAGACCTGGCAGTTGTGCTTGCAGGTTGGAGTCCTCAAAGATTTCAAATGAACCAGTGAGGTACGCGGTCAGCTTCGCAGCCGTGATCTGTGGGTTAGTGAACGCAGGAGTACCGTCAGTGAAGGCAGTGCCTTCAGCAACAAAGTACGTGGTCACACCATTGACAGTGACCAAGTTGAGCACGTTTTGCGTACCCTGAACAACGCGGGCCACCGAACGAATCGGGTTACGTGTTGCCGTACCAGTCTTGATCAACGTGGGGTCAAGCAGTGTTGGCAAAGTGAATCCACCATTGGCACCAGTCAGGGTCATCGACGCACGAAGCGCGTCAACTTCTTCAGCGTTGAAGAAAGAGTTTTGACCCTGTGTCTTCATCCATGAACCGAAAGCGGAACGGTACGCAGGTGAGCCGTGAACAAGTGCGTGCACAGCGGCGCCTGGTACGTTCTCAATCTTGTCAATGATGACTGCACGCTCAGCGTCAGAAACGCCGCGGCCTGAAGTCTCAAACGCGGTGATGGCGCGAGCAACAGTGTTGTCACTACGGTCATCGGCACGAAGGTCAGAGACGTTCTCAAATGGGTCCTGACGCACGATCACGTTAGGAACGGAGAAACCGGCTTCACGCTTGAACGTGGTAGGTGCGGCGTTGATTTCTTCCAGCTTGGCGGCGCGAGCAATCGCGTCATCCTGTGCTGCTTTCTTGCTGTCCCACTCGGTGATGCATTCAGCGTAACGAGCTGCTTGCTCCTCGGTTGGGTTTTCTAGGGCGTCAAGCTCGGTGATCTCAAGACGCAACGCGTCCAGCTCGCCGGCCAGCCCTTCAATTCGGGTGCTCATTTAGAGGACCCCCTTCTCCCTGGCTTGTTTGCGCAAGGATTGAAATGAATGGTTTGTCCGCGCAGAGTGGTCATCAATGACCGGCTCCTCGGCAGCGGCGTCAAGTGACGTGCTGGAATCCGTGTCAGCGACTTCGTCAAGTCGCATCACGGGAATCTGTAAAAGGCTGGCCACTTCGGCACGCTGGTCAGCGTCCAAGTTCGCTAGTACCTGAGCAACGTCCTCGGCACGCACACCAAGGATTGCTGCGGTCTCATAAGCGGGGAACGGAGTAGGTCCGTATTCGCGCATAGCAATCTCCGTTCGAGTAACAGTCTTAAGGGACCCATCGGCAGCAGGCCTGAAACCACCGCGGGGAGTAGCAATGTCCGAGCGCACAAACGAGCCACTGAAGGACTGAGCGGTAATCGCACCAGTGCGAATACCCTCAAGCACCTGGTCAGCCACGGGAGTGTTGTTGTATCGAGTAACGGTCAACAGCCCACGCTCATCAGCGACAATGCTTTCCGGCGTACCAATGGGCATTGAGTAGGCGTCCGATGGTGTGCCCCAGATTGTGCGACCGTGGTTGTAAAACACACCAAAGCGCGTGCCCTTATCGGCCAGCGTCTTATTGAAAGCCGCGCGGTCAATAACTTCCATGTACTGACCACTGCCATCAACGATGCGCTGCGGAACGTTAAACACTGCGGCATACGCCTCAACGGTGCGACCATCGCCACCACTACGAATAGTGATGTCCTCAAGTGGATACGCTCGAGTAAACTCAATCATGCTGGGACCTGACCATTCGGGTAAAGCGCTGTCGGGATAGCGCCAGTGTGGGCGAGCAACGAGAAGTCATCAGCGTTCACAGCGTTAGTCACAGAGTCCGGCGTGTAACCCGCACGAATCAATTCACCCATCGCAGTGGCCCTGGTGCGGTTAGCCTCAGCACGCTGAGACTCACCCTCCTGCAACGCCGCAATGTCAGTGACGTCATACCAAAGGCGTGCACCATCAGGGACGTTGACAAGAGGTTCAAGAGCTGCACACGCTGAGCGCCAATGTGAGCGCATAAAGTTATCGCCAAAAGCCTTCAATGCCTGGCCGTAGTTGGAGTACGTGGCGGCGTCAAGGCCGGCCTGCAAACCAGCCACAATCGGGGGCACCGAAGCGGCCATAGCGATACGCGCCTCACCAGCCTTCTGCACATCAGTGAAAGCCATCTGCTCAAAACTGTTGCCAACAATGGTCATGTCCGCGCCCTCATCGAGCACCATCGTCTTCTCACCAGTGGCACCCGAATAACGAGCATTGAAACGATCACGAAGGCGGTCAATCGTTTCCTTCGTCAGCTTCGTGTTGTACTTGATAACAAGGTTTGGGGTAGCGGCATTATCAAAGAACGTCTGCTTGTGCACAGTCATCGCGTGGTCAGCGTTAATCTCACGCACCACAGGAGTCAGGCAACTCATGCCACGGTACTCAGCCAACGGGTCAGGCAACGGTGCCCAATGCGCTACCTGCTCAACGGGATAAAACTCCTCGCCAATACCATCACGGCGATACAAGTAACCAACGACCTCAACCACACCAGTCTCATTGTCAAAGAGCGTGGCAATCTCAACGCGGTCAGGACGCAAACGCTCCAGGCGCGTACCAGCGTCACGAATGAAAGCGTTACCAGACAGGAACACGTCTTGCTCCATGCGGGCCAACAAGTCGCCAGTGGTGCCGTTAGGCCACGGCTTCTCAAGCTTGAGCAGGTCAGGGTTCCCGTAAAGTTTTTTATCCGACAGGTTGCGAAACTTAAACTCAGCCTCAGTGAACAGGTTCAGGCGAGCGTTCATTACGGCGGCGACAATGGGATTGCCACTGACACCATCGGTGGCCCACGACGTAAAGTTGTCACCCACGCGCTCACGAGACACAGACTTGTACGTTTCAGACAGCACCATTGCCGACTGGATAGCGCGTTCGGGTTCACGCCCCAGGATGGAATCGATTAGCCTCATTGACCATCCTCACGAGTAAGAGCAAAGAACCCCACGCACACACCCGCGGCAATAAGACCAAGGGCGGGCAGAATCCATGCAAGGCCGGCAACGATTAACGCGCCAGCAAGAGCGAGCAGGATGATCGACTTAAACACAACGACCCTCCACGACTAGACACCATCCCCACGGAACGGGTTAAACACAACGGACAAAACCAGCAACAACAACCACGGTGCAGGCACACACGCAACCGCATAAACAATCACCAACGGTGCGCACCACTGGTACAGGCGAACCGTGTCAGTGGCCACCAACAGCTGCCCGTAGGCAACAGCCACACACAGGGCTAGACGCACATCGATGACGGTCAAGGCGATTAGCAGACCACCCCACGGGGCGATCAGATAAGCGTCACGCTTGAGCACCATTGCCTTGTGAAAGCGCACACCAGTACGGAACGGGTGACGCAACGTGTCCTCAATGCCAGGCTCAACCACAACATCCACACCAGGCTTAACCATCACCATGTGCAAAAACACTGGAATCAAACCAAGCAACAGCCAAGGCGTGAAAGCAAACAACGCCGCGAACACAGGCGCCGACTCCTTCACCATCCCAGCCACACAAGCAACCAGCACGGCAGGCACGATCAGGTCGTTGACAAACAATGCAGCTGACACAGTGGCCAAACCCAAACTTAAAGAATCAGTCAGCACAGGGTTCCGCAGATTGAACTCAGTCATTGGCAACGCGACAAAGACAATGACACCAGCCAAGGCCTGCCACCACGACCCGCACAATGAGGCGATACCAATGCAGGTCAGCAACACACCTAAGACAGTGGCCACACGCCAACGCACCAGTGACGCACCACACAGCGCTGGCAACAACCAGCGATAGCAGAACGGTCGCGGCGCACCACGGCCCTCAGCCATTGACACATAACGCTTAGAATCAGGAACAAGTCTCATCTGGGTCCTTAGATGAAATAAACCTCGGGCTCACCAGAGGCAACAGCCTGCGACTGCACGCCATAAAGCGCATTAGTCGCAGCGATCAGTGGTGAGATGTTGCTAGTGGCAGACCGGCGGTTCCAGGCTTGTTGATCACCCAGGTCACGCAAAGCCGCACCATTGACAGCCTCATTAAGTGCAGCCTGATCAAGGTGATGCAGAACGGAGTCAGTCACGGAGTCACGAAACAAGCCACACGCTCGAGCCACATCGCGCGTTGACATCAAGTGCAGGTTCACACCAGCGGCCTCAAGATCAGGAATCAAAGACCCAGCCGAAGACCCAGCGTCAATAACGAGCTGGCCATCCCACTTGTCCTGCAATTCCTTAGCACGCTTAACGACCCACTTTGTACCGTTGCGCTGATCAACAACCTCAACGTGGTACGAGCCATCATCACGCACACCAGCGCAAGCAATCACTGCTTCACTGCGGTCCCGTGGAATGTCCAAACCAAAGACCATCTCGCCACTAATCTGCGAGGCAGTATCAGATAAGTCTTCCCACACGTTCGCAGCAAACACAGGTTCAGCGGCGCCAGTGACCCACTGATTCAGGCCAGCCCTGCGCCACTCATTGATGTCCGTGTAAGTCTCAAACTCCGCGCGAATCGCAGTTTCATCAACCGTCTGGCCCATGCTGGGAATACATGACCACCACGTTGCAGGGTCCGCGGGGTCATCATCGATGTCCGCTGACCACTCAAAGTAGGCGGTGCCGCTAAGTGATTTATCTGTAACCGACTGGCGACCAGCATCAACCTTGCCACGCAAATACGTTGACCCACCATTGCCGGCAGTGCTCACAACCCACAACTGCGGACCTGGCAAGAACCGACGGCGTGCACGCATAGCCGGCAACAACGCCTGCTCAAGCCTGGCATCAGTGTAAGCAAACGCCTCATCAATCACAGGCAAATCAAGCGAACCACCGTGGCCGGCCTTCTCAGTAGCCGCGGTAATCGTCAACCGTGAACCAGTCTTAAACATGAAAGCCTCATGCCCGCTGGTCTTGCGAGCTGTAAACAATTCACCCAAAGCCGATGCCTGCAACACGGGCAAGTATTCATCCAACAACTTGTCACGCGCGGCCACACCAGACTGCGCGGCATAGGTGATGTGCTGACGTTCAACGCAACCAAGTGCACGCCACGTCATCAACGCCAAAATCAATGTGGTCTTACCAGCCTGGCGAGGGACAGTCAGCACAACCTGGTCATAAACAAACCGGCCAGCGTCATCGACCTCAAGGGCGACATCCACCACGTGCTGTTGCCAAGGCATCAACGGCGTACCGAGGGCCGCAGCGATCTCACCCACGTTCGGGCCAAACGTTGCGCGATCAGTCCGCGGCGTGCTGAATCGGGGCAGACATACGAGTGATGAGTCGGTCGAGAGCGTCGTTGTCACCCACTGGCTCCTTCACAATCAAAGCCTCAAGCGTGGCCCTCAATTCACGCGCAACAGCTGCCGTAGCAATACCAGCATCACCATCAAGCGTGCGAGCCAAACGCAAAGCGGTCGCACGAAGCCCAGCGGTCCCAGGTTCGTTATGCACAGATAAGTCCTCAAGCACGGCGCTCTCTATCGGGCCAGTTTCAAGTGCCGCAATAGGAGGCACCGCAGG